TTCTTCTTTTGTAAAATAATTTACAACATCATTAAGCATTGTTTCTAAACTTTTGAAAACACCACTTTCAATAAGTGCGCCAACAATAATATTTCTAGCTTGTGTTATTCTTCTTTCAAAGTCTAATAACCCATCATTTCCTCGTTTTGCTGCTTTTTGTTGAGCATCTAAAGCATCTGCAGATCCTTTACCTACATTTTGTAATCCCATCAATTCAATTGCAGCAGAACCAACTTCGCTACCAAGTCCTGCCATTGTTGCGTACTGTTTTTTCTGCTCATCGGTTAAATTGTTAGCTGTTTCAGCAGTTTTACGCATTTCTGCCATGAACTCATCTTGTGTTACAGTTCCGTCTCGCAGTCCTTTTGCCATTCCAGCTAGTCGAGGATTCAAACGTATCAAATCTTTACCAAATTCGCTCACCGGAACACCACCAGTTGCAACAAGTTCTCTAACTGCTTCTGCTGTTTTTGGACTTGCTGCTTCTAACATTGTGGTTACACCTGTTAGATTTGCTCGTGCAGTTTCATCCATTGTTGCCATTACAGCTCTCATACGTGCATCTAGACTTTCTTTTTCAAGTTGAGCAGCAATAGCATCTCTTTGCTGACCTGTAACTTTTGCAAGCCTATCTAATTGCATTGTATATGCATGTGTGCCAGAAGCAATTTGCTGATCAGTCATTTGCTGACTTCTACCAAGTCTAGTTTGTAACTTAATATAATCTGCTGTGTACTCAGCAGTTTCTTCCATTGTTAAACCTAAGTTGCTAAATTGTGGACCAAAGTTTTTTTGTAATATTCCACTAATTTGTGTAAATCTTTTAGCACCTTCTCGAGCTCCACCACCAAACAATGCTAAATCTTGGCTGTTATTGCGAATAGTATTCGTAAACGTTTCTAAACTTAGTCCACTTCTAGCAGCCATTGCTTGTACTTCAAACAAACTACCGCCAAAATCAACACCAACTGATGTAAGAGACCTAAAATTATCAACAGTACTATCAATAAATCCAGTTAAGATACTTAAATGAGATCCAACAATTGGTATATGTTGTGCAAAGTCAGTAAGCCTGTCTCCACCCATTACAAGTTCTTTGCCTAAACCAACTGCTGAACCTAATAATGTGCCGAAACCTTTAACAGCAAGTCCTAAAGCACCCCTAGCTGCATTATTAAATGCATTTGTACTGTCTTCAACTGCCTCTGTGTTTTCTTCTAGTGCATCTCTGTTCTTTTTTACAACAGTAATGCCACTTTGTGTAGCTTTATTGTGTAATTCACGTAGTTTATTTTCTTCTTTCTGGCCTTTGTTAGAAATTCCGGCCATTTTTTCCATAGCTCTGGCGAGACGTTCAAGCGTTACCTCACTGGCAACACCGTCGCCGCCTACATTTTCTATTTGTACAGTTTGATCAGCCAAATCTTAAAACCTAATAAAGTGCGCACATAAATATAGATGATACATATTTACATAATGTATTTATACGGAGACAATCATGCCAGAAATTACTGCACCCGGTGCAAACCCTTTACGTAAGTTTTATCGTCAGCCTAAGGTTTACTTAGACTTACCCAGTAGAGGAAAATATTATCCAGAAGGGTCATTAGAAATGACAGAATCTAACGAACTTCCGGTTTTTGCTATGACAGCAAAAGACGAACTTGCTATGAAAACTCCAGATGCACTACTAAACGGTCAATCTACAGTTGATGTTATACAAAGTTGTGTTCCTAATATAAAAAATGCTTGGAATATGCCTTCAGTTGACTTAGATGCAATACTAATTGCTATAAGAATTGCTACATACGGTGAAACAATGCAGATTACGTATACAACTCCTGGTACAACAAACGAAAGAGACTATAATATTGACCTAAGACAGTTACTTAATAAAATTACAAATACGGTTTTTGAAGATAAAATTACTGTAGGCGACATGGTCGTAAATTTGGCTCCTTTAACTTATAAAGAATTTACAGCCAACGCTATGAAAACATTTGAAGAACAAAGAATTTTCCGTATTGTTAATGATGATGACATTCCAGATGAAGATAAGATTGCAAGATTTAATGAGAGTTTTGCAAAATTAACAAAACTTACAGTAGATATGTTAGCAACAAGTATTAAAAGCATCGAAGTTGACGATCAAATAGTTGACAACAGAATACATATACAAGATTTTATCGATAATGCAGATAAAGATTTCTTTTCTGATGTATTAGATCATTTAGAGACTCAAAGAAACAAATTTCAAATAGAACCTTTAAAAGTTAAAACACTTGATGAGGAACGTGAGCAAGGTGCTCCGGATGAATTTGAAATTCCTATTACATTTGACCAATCAAATTTTTTCGCATAAGGATCTTGTCGATGAGCCTTGATGAGATCCTTCAAGAAGCTAAAAATTTAGAAAATGATCAAAGAGCATTAAAAGGCGAGCTATTTAAAATGTGTTGGGCTATGCGCGGAGGCATTACCGCAGACGAAATGTTTGGCTTAACATACGAAGATAGAGAAATTATTGCTTCTGTGTGTAAAGAAAATATAGAAATTACTAAAAAAAGCGGCTTGCCTTATTTTTAAGCAGCAAGCATTGCTTTTACTTCTTTAGCAACTCCAGCTTTCTTAATTGCATCTGCTAATGTTTGGATTTTAGGGTCTACATCACCACCTGTGCCGCCTGCTTTGCCTTTTTCACCACTTTGTGCGTTTGCTGCTGAAGGTTTAGGAAGTTTTACGCCAGCTTGTTTAGCAATAGTAGCAATAGTTTCATCTTCTACGCCACCTTGCTGTAAAATATTAACAATACTACCTGCATCAGTTGGTTTTCCTGCTTTTACCCAAAGAGAATTTAGTTTTTTAGCTGTTGTAATGCTTCCAAGTTCGTTTCCTATATCTTTTGCTTTAGCAACACCTGCTTTTGCTCCTTTAGCAATTGCACCACCCACTTTTTTAGCAGCACCTTTTATCATATCACCAAAAGGTGCTTCGTTAATTTGTTTTTCTTCTAAGTATTTGGCAAATCTAGCTTCCATATCAATTGATTCACCAGCTGCTTTCATAATATTAGCTCTGCCTTTAAGATCACTTGGATCAACTGCTGTTGCTTTACTGTCTACACCTGCAATTTTCTTATTGCCTGCTGCACTAGTTACAACATCTCCGGGCTTAACTTCGTCACCGCCAACTTTGAAAGCACCTTTTTCTCCCTGAGATTGAATACTACCTTGTGCAATAGCTGCAATAGCATCATTTGCTTTTGTAAGATTTTGTAAAAATGCATCATTAGCCTGTGCAATGTTTTTAGCAATGTCATTTTGCAGATTCATGTCGTCAATGAATTGTGCTTTATCAAATGTTTTTGCAAAATTCCATAAATCGTCAAATGCATCTAGTGCTGCACCGTCTGTTGTTTTTCCAGTAGCTGCTGTTGCGTCTAACATAGTATCAAGAAGTTTTTGGAACTCAGGAACTTGGTCTTCTGGAATAACCATACTACCAATTTCTCTAACACTTTCAAAACCTGGAGCACTTAAAGTGTCTTTAAAACCTACTTCTAGTGTTGTAAGTCCTGGTGCTTTGTCGTATGGAATGGCATCCATACGCATACCTTCCAACCAATCGCCGATGCCTTCTAATGCCCAGCCAGCAATAGCACCATAGGCTGCTGTCTTGACTGCTTTACCAACTGCGCTAGATAATTTTTCACCTTTTAACAATTCATTTGTTGAGCGTAATATTAAACCTGCTGCCATACCGCCTGCAGGACCGCCTACAAATGCCGCAATTGTAGTTAAGATACCTACAGCAATACTTGCTTTACCTGGATTTGCTTTAGCCCAATCACTAACTTTAACAATACCTTGTACAATTTTACTGTCAGGTTTGTTTGACATAATATCTTGCTTGAGTTTTTCAAACTTTGCATCTGCATCTTTAACAGGACCAGCGTTTTGAGCCATTTTACCTAGCTCTTTTATTTTTGCATCTACTTTTTTAGCTAGATCAACTGGTAACTTTGCTGCGGCAGCAGCCATATTACCCGCTTTGCCTAGTGCGTTTGTGTTTTTACCAAGATCATTTTGAACTTGTTCAGCACTTTGGAAAATTTTTGCAATTTCATCAGGTGTTAGTTCAGCTTCGCATAGTTTTACATACTCAGCAAGCAAAGGCCATAGTTCTTTTTCCCATAACAATTGGTATTTTTGTTGAGCTTCTGTTAAATCTTGCCAACCTTCTTTTAGAATACGGTGTGATTTGTTTTCGTATAGTGTAACTTCTTGTAATCTCATAGTAAACCTGCCAATTGTTGTTTCTCTTGTGGATTTAATGCGTCGATTTGTTTCTGTAAATCTGGCGGAATTGTTGCGCCACCTGCTGCACCTGCATCGGCTTTAGCATCTATTGGCTTGCCTGTGTTATCATCTTTACCGTCTTTGTTAGCATCAACTGGTGCTGCACCTGCACCACTACCACCTGCTGCACCAGCAGCAGCGCCGCCAACTTTTAACGGCTTGTTTGTTTTTGGATCTAATAATTTTTCTTTGCTAATGTTGTAGTTTTGTTTTCCAGAATTTACTGATACTTTTGCAGGATCTCCATCCATGCTAGGACCAACTACTGTTGCTTTAACTACTTTTCCTGATTTTGCAGCAAATGCAACTGCTGTTCCTTTTTTAACATCTGGTGTTTTAGCTGCGCCAGCATCTGCGGCAGCAGCATCTTGTCCAGCAGCACCAGCAGCACCGTCTTTACCTGGAGCACCGTCTTTACCCGGGGCGCCTTGTGTGCCAGCAGCGCCGCCTTGTGATCCTGCGTTTGCAGCAGGAGCGCCTTGCCCGGCCATTGCTTCTTTTGCAGCTTGCATTAATACAGCATCAAGTTGTTTTTTCTGTAGGACACCACTTGGAATTGTTGCTTTTGTTGTATGATTTTTTGATTTTAAAAACGCAACCAAATCTTCTCCAGTTGCTTGTGCCATGGTTTTATCGTTCCTACCTAAGTAAGCATTAAATTCTTTGTGTAATAAATTTGCAGTATCACCTAAATCAGCTTTTGCTGCAAGATTTGCAGCTTTTGATTTAGCAGCACCACCTGGAACTAAATTTAGAGCTTTAGCTCCTAGTTTTTTACCTACTTGTCCTAATATACCTGCAGGTACTTCGTCCAGTTGTTCTATCTCATCAAATCTCATCCAGAAATATCCTTTGTGTTTAATGTATTTATTTAACTTTTTGAATATCTACTTCGTAGATATTTGTTTTCGCTAACGCTCAAACTATGCACTTCGTTTGTTGATAGAAGTAAATGATATAAAGATCAAATCGTTATTACGAAGTAATAACGTTTAAGCTTCATGTAGATTGTTTCAGTCAGACGGAACCTGTTACGGTTCCATCTAATCTCAAAACTTCATGTGAGTTCGTCACAGCCGAGACTTGGAAGTAGGTGTTTTCTGCTGTACAATGGGCTCTGACCTTTCCCAACCTACGTCGACATCGCTTTCGCTACCCGTTGCTTCGTTCCTGTGCATACGGTTTTTATGTACTTTGCAGTTTTTCGACAGCCAACATTCCATCTATGCCAATCAAACACCCTACTACCGGATGCCGCTCAGCATGTTACGTGTGTTCCTATACGGAAACTTTTTCCACAGCGGTATTTTCAAACTGGCCCGCCAACCTTAAGTGTTGGATTGTTTTGCCTTGATAGTGTGTTCTAATAGAGCTTGTTTTAGTTTGTCTGAGCCGCCAACTCTAACATTAATAATTCCATTGTAATACTCATCCGTCTCTAATACACGGCGGTCAAACTGCTCTTTAGCCTCTAGATAGGACATTTCGCCCCTGCCTTTGCATAGGTATAGTATTTCTCTTGTGAAGTTGTCTGGGCCTAGTGCTTCAACATCAGCGTTAAGCCTATCAGATGATCCCCAATAGTCTTTCCAATCGCTTTCTTTGTAGCCTCTGCGTTTGTTCTTTTTGCCTTTGAGTGGTGGCTTTGTGGTTTTAAACTTTGCTAGTTTCTTGCCTACGTATTTTTGCCCAGTCTTTAGATTGGTTATGAGATAAACAAATCCTTCATACTCGTCTGGTATTATGTCAATTGGTTTGCCTTCATAAGTCCACTGCATGAGTGTACTTACATTGCCTAACGTTTTTGTGCCTCTCTTTTGGTTAATATTTTTTTGCGCTTATAATACATGCCTGATTGTGTAAAAATATAGTCTAATTCGTCTCCAAAATATTCATCATCACCGACTTCGTGCATATGAATTACAATTTCTTTATCTTCAAGTGGAACAATTTGTACTAAAGGTGTTCCTGCTACAAGTGTGAAAGATTTTTTTGGAGAAAATCCTCCTTTTGGTATCCAAATATTAATATTTGTTGTAGTTTGATACTTAAATTCTATCATTCCGTTTGGAACAATATAATCTATTGAAGGATTATTCCAAAACGTATTAGTCATCATAAATTTTGCACCTGTTTTTTCTTTAAATCTCCAAGGTGATCCAATTTTTAAATGATGAAATTCTTTAAAAACTTGATTATTGCCCCATTGCCAGCTAGGATGTTGATCTGCCATTTCTGCAGGTTCTGTCCTTACTTTGTTATTTGAAAAATCAACAAAAAGATCGCACCAAACTGGAATTACAATTCCAGTTTTAAATGTTTCAGTTATACCAGGACACATTTTCACTGTTCCTACAGTTGCACCTGTAGCAGATTCTGCTGTACTTGGAAGATTTTTAAACCAATTAGGAACAAACTTGTCTGCAGGCTCAATAGGAAATAGTGTTGTAATACCTTTAAAATTAGTAAAACAATCAATATGTATTTTGCTTTTCTTTTTAAAAATACTAAACATTATTTTTCTTATCTAAATACTTTTCGTGTACTTCTTCCATGCGTTCTTTTGCTAAACTACGAATGTCTCGTAAACATTTACGAACATAACGATGTGTGCGTACACTGTTACGTGTTTCAAATAATTCACTAGCTTTAAAATATTCAAGATATGCTTGAGCTAATTTATCATGTGTGTCGTCATTATCCATAGTATACTGCTCTCAGTTTAATGGGATTGTCATCACTTGCATATGCTGCAATCTTCGTTGTGCAATCTCCTCCGATTCCTTTTAGTATTGCTCGTTCCATCATTGCTTGTCTATATGTAAGATCGTGGTTAATCTTTTTTGCTACTATACTAGCACCACTACCTTTTACTGTTTGTAATGCTATCACGCCTTGTCCTACTGCTGGTGTACAATGATGCATAGGAAGTCTTACCCAACCTCTGTCTATGCCTAGTGCTTGTAATCCAGCTTCTGCTAATACGATAGCATCGTATTCACCGTTGTCAAGTTTTTTTAATCTTGTGTCTATGTTACCGCGTATAGGTTTAATCTTAACATTTAGATTACCGTATAAACTTTCAAGTTGTGCTGTACGTCTTGGACTACTAGTGCCTAATACAAAACCGTCAAATATGTTGCCTATAATTACATCATGAGGACTATTGCGTTCTAGTACTGCACTAATTTCTAAATCAGGATGTTCAACATCACCTGGCATATCTTTTAGGCTGTGTACAGCAATATCAATTGTGTTGTTTAATAGTGCTTCTTCAAGTTTAGAACAAAATACTCCTTTACCTCCTATTTCGTGTATAGGAGTATCAGGATTTAAGTCGCCTGTAGTTTTAACAACAACAATTTCAGTGTCGCAAGGAAGTTCTTTGCATACACGACCTGCATATGCTAGTGCTAACTTACTTCCTCTAACACCAATCTTTAACTTCATTCTACAACTTCTATATCATTTTCATAGCTAGTAAAGCCGTTTTCTTTAACAACTTTAAGTACATGATTAACCCTACCGACAAGTTCATCCTTATGACTAATTAAGTAGATATTTTTATCACGTTCTCTACCCATTTTCTTAAGAATACCTAATGAGCCTTCTACACCAGCAGCGTCCATGCCGCTGTCGATAAGTTCGTCAATAAACAATAGATTTACACCTTGATACAAACTTTCCCAAACATCACGGAATGCAAAGCTCAATCCTAAGATAAGTCTATTGCGTTCACCTCTTGATAAGTTATCAAAATCTAAATCTTGTCCTAATTGTGTAATTTCGACATTTAAATCGTTTTGGAACAATACTTGATGAGGTAAGCCTAGTTTATCAAGATAGTATGTTAAGCGATTATTTAAATACGCAAGATTTTGATCAATAATCTTTTTACGAATAAAGCTATCTTTGTTAGTTAATAATTTTAACAAAAATTCTTGATGCTCTTTATAATCAGTAAGCTGATTTACTGGAGTCCAATCAATTTCTTGTAGTGCTGATGTTTTTAAATCGGCAATCTGTTGTTCATAAGGATCGTCTTCATCTTGCTTTGTTTTAAGAGCTTGTTTTAAACTGTCTACATTTTGTCTGTGTTCATATGCTTCTTTAGCAGTTTCGTAAAATGTATTAGGACGTCCGTTAATATCGCCTATTTCATCTAAGCCTAAAAGTACATCTTGTAACTTGTCTGCAACTTCTGTCTGATAAGCTATTGCATCGTTTAATTCTTTTGTTTTTCTTAACTCAATTTCTGCTTTTTTGTCATCATGCAGTGCTTGTCCGCAAGTATAACAAGTAGCATCTTCAAGATTTGCGATGTCTTTTTCTGCCTTTTCAACACTCTTAGTAGCACGTAATAGTGCGCTCTCAAGTGTGCTTTTTTCTTTGTTAAGAGCCGTAATTGCTGTGTTTAATTCATTCCAATTTTGTAATTTTTCGTGTGAATCTAGTTCTTTTTCAATATCAACTTCTTCAAGCTCTTTTATTGCTTTTTCTATTTTGACACAATCTTGTTCTTTTTTAGCAATCCAAGCACGTTGTCTGCTTGCAAGAGTTTCTATGCTAGATTCAATTTTTGTGTTTGCAGCTTGTATTGCTTCAATCTTCATTGTTTCTTGTGTGATTGAATCTTTAGTCTGCCTAGTTTGTTCTTTGAGCAAATCTGCTTTTTCAGTTAGTATTGTAATACCTAAAAGTTGTTCAATAATTGCTCTTTGATCATTTGCTCTCATTGATAAGAACGGCTCTGAATATGTATTAAGTGCAACAATGTGCTTAAACATATCATGACTCATGCCTAGTAAGTCGTGTATTGATTCTTGTGTTTTTCTACTATCACCTTGGCTTTCGTCGATCATTTCTTGTTCTTGATCGTTGATATAAAATTTAAGAACATTAGGTGATCTTCCTCGCTCAATACGATAGTCAACGCCGTTCTTCTCAAAGTGTAGGGTGACTAACATTCCTTTGGAATTTGTCTTGTTAATAAGATTATTCCTCTTAATGTTAGTCAGTGCTTGGCCGTACAGTGCGTAAGATAATGCATTGATTATCGTAGTTTTGCCTGTACCGTTTCTGGATCCGGTGTCGTCACCTCCTTGGTCTAAGTTTTCACCAAGCACGAGTGTAAGTTGCTCTCGATTGAAATCAACCGCTTGAGTTTGATTACCCACACTCATAAAGTTTTTAACTGTTAAATCTTTGATTCTAATCATTCTAAACCATTGTAGATATCTAACAACATATTTTTGTTGTAGTTTGCAGTATCTAGTTCCGCTATTTCGCTTGCAACAATTTGATCAACACTTTCAAATTGTGCAATGTCTAGATCTGTTGTTATCTCTTCCATTTGTTTTTGAGGAATAAGTGTAAGCTCTCTTACACCGTAATCTCTGATGTATGTTTCTTTGATAAAGTTTGCTTCTTCATAACTTATTGGCAAATCTAGTGTTACTCTAAGATACATTTTATCTTTTATAAGTGTACTAGTTTCATCAATAAGTTGTGATAGTTTTACAGTTCTGTATTTTGGACAATTTGGCCAGTTGATGTATTCTGGTTCTGCATTGTTTTCTTTATCAAGGATCATCATACCACGGTCATCATCCCAAGCATCTGCATAGTTGTGTGGAAATGCATTACCGATGTAATGAATTTTGCCTTGTTTTTGTCTCTTGTGAAAATGTCCTGAAAACACAAAATCTTGATTAACAAAATGTTCTGCTTTTAGATCACCGTGATCTGGCATCTGCACCATTGCGTTCATGTAAAAGCTCGGAAGCTCAAAGTGTCCGAACAAATACTTTGCTTTTAATTTTCCTATATTTTTCCACTCATCGCCTACAAGCCAAGGAACAAGTGCAACATCGTCTTCTTCGACAATTTTGTCTACAACAGTTATTCCTGGAATATGCTTTGCAAATTCAGTAGAACTTACATCACGTTTGTCCTTGTAGTACAAATCGTGATTACCAACAAACATTAAAACTTTGTCAAATGCTTGTCCTAATTTTTCCATGCTACGGATAGTTGCATCCATTGTAGTAAGATTAAGGCTGTTTCTATTGTGATGCCAGTCACCGCAAAACAAACATGTTTCGCAGTTATTTTCCTTGGCAACTTTTATGAACCAGTCTATAAACTCTTCACAATCTTGATTGTGTACTCGGCTGTTACTTTTCAAGCCAAAGTGGATGTCCGTAAAGACAGCAGCTTTTTTAAACAAACTAATTTACTCCATTCGCTTGTTATAATATACACTAAAAATGCACACCTGTCAACTATTTTTTTGACAATTCTCTTTCTCTTTTTACAGCCGCTTCCCATTCGCCTGCGTGTTGACGTGTGTAACTAGGATTTAAATCATTCATTTCTAAAATATCGTCTCGAATGTTTTGATTGCGTTTTTCAATGTTGATAACACGGACAAAACTGTTAGTAACAGCAGCAGTGTAATAAGCAAAAGGATTTTGAGATTTTGATTCATCAAATTGCAATCCAATCTGTGCAAGTTGAAGAATTGCTTGTCCCCGCATTTCGTCGTTATAGGTATAACCGCGAACGTTGCCACGTGTAGCATATCTATCACACAGTTTCATCCACATAAGTGCAAGTTTATCTGTAGCTTTTCCGTGATTTTTAGAAAAATACCCGTTTTCCATGCCGCCTATCCAGTGACTTTTACCTACACACACTAATTCGTCATTTTCGTTAAATTTATAGTGTTGGAAAGGTGGAAAGTTTAGCTTAGTTTTAGTGTCTGCTACTGTCTTTGGATTCTTTTTACGTCCCGGCTCGTCTGGAATATGATCGAAAGTCATAATACGAAAAATTAGTTCTTCTTTGGTAATTTTTTTGTAATCTACTTCACAA